CCAACCTTTGGAAGCGCAACACCTAACTTATCCACAGAAGCATTATCCAAATTTAATCTTAAACCATACGGGTATTGTGGTGAATCTGCGATCGCCGTCGGCTGACCATACAACTTATCGGCTTCTGTCTTGTCGATTTTCATAGATTTCATTTCACTCATTCTCTTGCCCTTTGTAGTTCAGAGTTTACTTCTTCTTCAACCTGGCCCTCGTTCACAGCATTAGCTGCGGCTCTACTTAATTCAATTTGATACGCCTCTAACGAAGCTGGTCCACGACTGAACGGGTCACCGGCTGTCAATCTAGGCGCAATGTAATAAGCGAGACGATAAGACAACGCCAGAATAAAATCAGGCGTATATTTATCCGGGTCTGTTTCTTTATATATGTATCTAATTTCAGCGTTTTCTTGATCTGTAAATAATAAACGACCCTGGTCATCCTGCGCTATCTCGTAAGGTACGCGAGTTTGACGGGTGTCGTTTCTAGTACCCGATAGGATTTTTAATATCCGCATACAGTTAGTCGGATATCTGTAAGAGAATAACCACTCATCGTTAGGGTCTTCTTCAACTAACGCAAGCTCATCATACCGCATAGCAAACGGCCACGAAAAATCACGCAAACAAGCATCCCGTGCTGTTTCGTAAAAGCGACGACATGCCGACGCCTCTTGTGATTGCTCGGTATCTAGGTTAGCAATTTCTTTACCAACACCTAAATGTGATAATGCTAAATTACAAATTTCTGTAGAAGAGGCCACACGTCACCCCTTATGAAAATTTACCTACAGCTACAACAGTCGCGCCTGCACCAGTAGTGACAGACCATGCGCCACCTGTAGTTTTAGCTCCGATATTTACAGAGTAAACACCGATCGGCGTGTTCGCCGCCGTAATTGGTATGGCTGAACCAGCACCGTCTTTAATGCTAACGGTACCTGTGGCAGCAGTGGCAACTGATACAACCAAACGCTCAAGCAAATCACCAACAGCGCCAGCAGTACCCAGCACCTGATCGGTCTGAGATGCGGCAACAGTTTCGTAATCAGTGTTAAACCCAAGTCTCTTATCTGCGTTCATATTTCCCCCGAAGAAAAATTAAAGGGGCGGTTGGCCGCCCCTCTTTTTAGATCACATCGTCAGTTAACTCGACTTCTTTTTTTTGTGATCTAACGCTCTTTGCTTTTGGGACTTCACCATCAACAGGCTCTACCCACTTGGGCAACTTCCCGTTAATGACAAACTTTTCGCTTAGTTCAAATACTTGACCTTCGCGACGTCGCTTGTTGTCGTAATATCCCATTTGCTTAGCGCGTACCATAATACCCATGTCATCCCCCTATTAAGAGATAGTGATGTTATCAGCGTAAGGCTTGTACTTCTGTACCATGCTAAGCGGTTGCAAGAAAGCAGTAACTGTCACGCTAGGTGAAGTACCGCCAACATTGTAATACACTCGCAAGTAACGCTCTACAGACGCCCCAACTGGGATCGGTAGAACGTGTACAGAGCCAGCCGTCAAACTTGCGTACCCAATAGAGTGTGCAAGTAGATCAGTTGCTGACCCAAAACCAGAATCTCCGTCAGTTTCAATTTGAAACTCGTACGTCTCATCTGTGGTTGTACCATCAGCAGCAACGTCAACTTGTAGAACAACGGCCATAGGCTCGCCATCAAACAAGTTACGTGCAACACCTAGGTCAATCTGATTCGTAGACGCAGCGTCAGCCGTAACTGCCTGTGCGTCAGAAAAAAGTAGTTGTGCATCAATAAACATTTTAGTCCCCCTTTAATTAAGATACCACGGCTTCAGCTTCAGTGAGCGCATCGCACACACGAACCGGAATACCACGGAATGAAGGTTGTGCAACGCCATCGACTTGTTGATAAGTCAATCCACCACCAGAAATAACGTCATCACGACGTTGAATATCTAGCATTTGGAATACGCTGCGGTTCATGTAAAATACAGGCTTACCCATACCCATGCTTGGAATACGGTGTACTGCTTTAATCATCAATTCGATCAAATCAGCAGCAGATGATTTCGCTACTAGGTTTGAAATATCAATGTTTGCAATACGAACAGCGAAACGCCAGTCTTTCAATGCTAGACCGCACTTCCACTGCCAGTGATCCTGATAGGCACGCATACGAGTACCTGCGATACCTGTAGAAGTCTCTACAGTTACTTCGCCAAGGTCTTCATGAATCAAACCAGCTTTTGATCCTTTTGGAAAAATACCGTGAACGGTCTGACCGCCCCAGCATACTAACCAAACAGAAGAGTTATCAGCACCAGCGCCAGAACCAGACAAAATGTTTTGTCCGTTTGCAGCAGATAGTGATGAATAACGAATTGATAGACCCGTAAATTCTTCCGGTGCCAAACCTTGGTTACCGTAGAAAATAGTAGATGCCATCTCTTGGTTCATCGCTTCGATAAACGCTTGAGCTTCAGACAAACGAAATGCTGAAGTGTTGCCGTTCAACATAGCCAAGTCTTTATCGACTTCAGACCATGCTTCTAGCATACCGCACTGCTCGTCTACTTGCGCAGTTGTAGACTTACTTGGTTGAACACCTTGGTTCAACAAGCGCCATGCAACTGTTGGTAGGCCAGTACGTACTGTTGTACGGTGACCAGTGGGCAAGTTACCTTCAAGCCATTGCATGTCTTGTAGTAACGGATTCGATTGGGACAGTAACTCTACGATTGCTGATGTCTTGCCGTCTGGATCTAGACGTTTTGCAAAATCAGCAAGCGTAAGAGCGTTTGCAGCTAAAGTAGCCATTCTCTAAACTCCTAATTGTTATTGTTGTTATTACCATATAATAGGTCTTCAACTGATCGCTGCTTCGGTGCCTGTTGTGCCCCTGGCATAACGAGCTGATCTTCAGCCATCGCCTTACCTATCTTGAAAAAGACGCGGAATAACTCAGGGTGGTTACCAAATCCTGTCTCATTCAATGCTTTTTTAAAATCTTCAGTCGCAAACCGATCAACAACCCGCTTAGCTAACTCTGCATTTTTAGCATAGTCTGCGCCGCCTAGTTCTTTATCGTTTTCGATTGTAGCCTTCCAGCTCTCAACCGCTTGTTTAAAGGCTTCTGATTGAGCCTGTGCATATCCTGATACTGCGTCACTTTCATGATTCAATAGTTCTTGTGCTTGTTCGGGTGTGAGTCCTCGCTCTTTGGCTTTCGCCGCGATCCTCTCGACAGCACTGTCATCTAAGGGCGAATTTTCAGGTAGGGTTAGCGTGTACTCTTTTGGCGCCGCTGATCCTTCCTTACTTTCGCTTGCAGTTTCTTTCTTTGCTGGCTCGCCTGAGTTTGCACTCGCTGTTTTCGCTGGCTCTTGTGACTGTGTCGCATTAGCCTGTTCGACAACGGGTGCTGTAACTTCTGAACCGCCAGCAGCTTGTGGTGTAACTTGCGCTGCTTGTTGTTCACTCATTATTTTTATCCCTTTGTTTTTGTTCTTTCATCATTAACATATATGATTCTGGACTAGCTTCGGTTATATCTGCAAGTAACTTTAAGCCTATGTTGCGCTGACCTTCCAAGTAGAAAGTCTCGCTAGACCCTGTGAAACTCGATTTATAAATCCCGCAAGTCTCTAAATATCGCCACAACAAACGGCGCCCCTGAATACTATTAAGTACATGCTGCATGTCAGCAAGCTCGGCGTCACGTCCAAACTTCTCTTTTTCGCGAGCCTTATTTACTTCTGATTCATCAGCCGCGTTTTTAACTGCTACTTTCATTATTTCAACCCCAGGTATTTAGCCACACTTAATAACTTCTGTACAAACCCGCCAAAGGTCCCGTCTGTATTGTTCGACGATAGATCAGCAGACCACGGATTACCAGCACCACCAGCATCATTAAGCGCCGCGCCAGTAGATCCTGCATCAACATGTTCGGCAAGTACAGTATCCCAAACGGCAGATGCTAAACTTGTCGGACTTAACACATCACCAGCACCAACATCTATCTCAGCTTCTAATCGTCCGATGCCAGTCAGGTTAGGCGACATAGAAGCCGCACCAGATAAACTAGCAGCCAACGGGATTAGTGACGACAAACCAGCCGTTACACTAGCAGAACCAGTCATCGTCGACGCCAAACTTGATACGGCAGCAGCATTAGCCGTCAGTGTCCCAGCGCCAGTTAATACCGCTGCACCTGGGGTTAATACCGCAAGGCCAGCCGTCAACGACGCTTCACCAGTCAAACTAGCTGACGACAATCTTGCAGAAATACCAGTAGCCGTTAAAGACGATTCACCTAAAATACGTAAACCAGTCGCCAAACCGCCAGATTTTAACGGCGCTAAATACGCTTCACCTAAATTGTAACCTTCAGGTATTGACGTTCGTGGCGCTAGATTTATTCGACGTGCGTTTAAAACACTCGGGTTAACCCAATTTGATTTTGTGTTTGCAGCATAGGCACCAGCCGTCGCGGTCCCATTCGTAAAGAACGCATGAGACTTATTTAAGACTGAGTGGTTACCTATTAAAGCCAGGACTTACCCCCAACATAAATCTAAATGCCCATAAAACGCACTGTTCGTAGGCGTGTTTGCGCCGTGATATATCAGCCAGTAAAGTGCCGCACCGTCATACACACGCGGCATCGCACCCGCGACCTGCGTCATAAACTCACGCTCAGATGCCACACCAATAGTTGTCATCGGCATAGTAATAAGTGGACGCACAAGCCCTATTGATACTTCACCCGATACATACGAAACAGACAAATCGAAGTTATTTACTTGCGCAATACCCGTGTCGCCAGATTGTAGCGGCATAAATGGCCCGTACTTACCCGAACCTGTTCCAGAATATGGGATTAACCCGTTAGCTGCCGCTGTCTTACCTGTGGGCAGTGTCGTAGGTGTTGCGCGACCTGATGTTTGCGCAGCGTTCGTATAGTTATCAAGTTGCAATGTTGGTGTCGCAGCACCCAAGGGTGTCGCGTTATTAACCCAAATAATCGCCTGTACACCCGCACCCGATGTGTAGCGTGGCAGCAGAGTATTTATTGTATGCGTGCCCGTGCCAGCGTCAGTAATGTTAACCGCCGTGCCAGCAACAGCGTTTGCGTAACTTGTTGCAAACTTACAAGTCGTGTCCGAAACCTTTATCACGTAATAATCTGTAGCCAGTGACAGCCCTGCCGGTAACGTCGTAGTCGTCGTTAGCTGCACACGAGTATAAGGGAATAAGTTAATATTAGAGTGCGTACAAATATCTGTGCTCGCGTCGGCCGTAAAAGTTGAAAACGTCGAAAGAGTATTTGTCATCGCTTGTGTCGTCGCAGTAGTTAAAGATGTAACCCGGTAAAAACCAACTAAATCAACAAGCATCAAAACGGACGGCATTGTTGTAGCCGCTGCGCTGAACGCACTTGCATTTGTAATATACTTATAGTCAGGCGTTACGTTACCGCCATGCTGAATACTTGAGGCGTTTGCCGTCGAATCACTCACCGACTGAAACGTTAAGTTAGCGCCTGTGTTAAATAGCGCATCAGCACCGGGGTTACCGCCGCCACGAGCAAGCATCGACCACTCACCGGCCACTGCCGCCGTAGTTGGCAGCATGTTTTTATTCCAATCTTGACGATACTTTTTACCGTTTACCGTCGCCTCATTTATGAAATCGTCGTATGATGAAAAGCCAGCAATAGATTTACCCTCCACCCTTTCGGGCCGTTAATTCCAAATAGTTTCTATTTCCCCGTGAAACGCAACACCCGCCAGCGAACCGTTCGGGCAAGCTAATATTCCTAAAAACGCATCGTCGTAAATTCGTGGCATCACGCTATCGTGCGGCTGACACATTTTTTCACTCGGCGCGGTTTGTTCTAAAATCACGCCAGTCATTAACGGCTTAACAAGTACAAACGACAACAAACCAACGTCTGTGCCCGTGACAAACGTCACACTTTCAATCGAGCGCACGCCAGTGTCGCCATCTTGCAAACCAATAAACGGCATAGTTGACACAGCTACTGTTTTATCGTTAGACATGATAGCGCCGTTAAATGTGTTAGTAGACAGAGTATGTAATTGTGACGTGCGCCCAGCCACACCAGCAGAATTAGTATAATTAACCGTAAACGTCGGCTGTAAACCGCCCGATGCCGCAACACTCACGGCCATGATCTGAACACCGGCCCCGTCAGTCCAGCGCGGCAGTGCCACGTTATTCGTAAGTAACTGCTCATCATTTGTGCCGGTATCAACAAAAGGATAGTACAATAAATAATCGCACAAGATGTACGGCATCGGTAAACCTGTCGCCGACGCTGACATAATTAAAAATCTATTTAAAAATTTATATTCAGAACTAACATCCCCGCCATGGGGAATACCGCCGTCAGTTGATCTTTTCATCTGCTGAGCCACTAGCGGCGACGCTGCATAATACTGAGGCGCAGGGTTACCAGGCGACATGCTCATATCAAACCACTGGCCCGCAACTGTTGTTTGCGAAGGCGTCTTACGCCAAAAAGAATAATACTTTTTACCAGCATCATACTTCTCGTTAATCTCAAACAAACCCTTAAACCCAGCCATTAACCAACCTTAGTCCCAGATGAACCAGTCAGATTCGCTTCCAACGACACAACCACGCTTGCAGGTTTTAATAACTCTTTTTTAAGAGCTTCAAACACAGGCACTTCGCCATCTTCTAACGCCGTTCCAGATTGCACCTTTTCAGTCAGCTCGTTGAATAAACGCAGCTTACCGTCATGATTGCCTTTAAGTATCATCAGCATTTCTTTATTTGTCATTTACGCCTCAGTTACTGATAACGCCGACGCTGCAAACTGTAATGTGATACCAGAAGATACCGCACGAGATGCCGTTAATGCACCCTTATATAATATCTGACCGGCACCACTCGCGGCTGTCCCAATCGCAACATGCGTAACAGTTTCAGATCCACTCGTACATTCTGGGAAAGAAATAACAGCCGTATTAGATGCCGTGTCACCAGATACTGTAAATCCAGCACCTGATCGTGCTACAGTCACGCGGGCGTACGAACCAAACGCGCACTCGCTAGTTGTTTGTGAACCAGCTTCACCAGGGTCGCCAGTATGTAGAGATACATACAAATCTGAGTTTGCGTTCCATGAATATGCAGTGCCGTTAAATGTTAATAACACCACGTCATTTTCAAACGTATTACCTTTTGCTGACATTTAAATCCCCCCGGATTTTAAGAATAAGATAAACTTGCCCTATCATTCCAAACATTGTCAAACTGGCCGTTACCATCTGCCCATGTAATAGTGATGTCACCGTTTAATTCAACAATCTTTTTTATCTGCCAAACTGCCGCAGCAACAGACGCACCAGCCGCCGCATTACCCACATACGTAACACCACTTCCAGCATCGTCTAATCGTACAGCGCCAGCTATCTTAACCGGCTCGCCCGTGTCAGGGTCAACTTCAAATGTAGGTGAACCCCTAAATGCCACGCGCTACATCCCCGGTACTAAATTACCCGCAGTTGCCGACCGAGCAATACTTGTCAGCGCATTATCTTCATCAGTCTTTGCGGCCGATAAATCTTTCGCAGCCATCGCGCCCTGCTGAATCATCGCCATCTTCTGAGCCTGTGCTTCTGCCTGCGCACGCTCTGCACGCACACCCTCTACATCATCGTCAGTCTTAACCAACGACGGCGGGATAGACGTCATATCTGCATACACATCAACCGCCTGGTCGAAATCAATCTTATCCAATACCTGCGGATTCACTGCCGCCAACTGGCCAACAAATCCCGTGAACCGCTCAACCCCACCAATACCAATCATCTTCTGAGCTTGTGCCATGATCGAGATATATTCTACCTTCAGATCAGAACCCTGTAACTCTTCAGGCGGTGGTGGTATCAACCCCTGCTTCATATGAATATCAAATACAATATCAATCAATGGGTCTAATAAATCCTGGTTCAACTGCTCTAATACAGGACCTAACGCTAGTAACTTCTCTTCATGACGTTCTTCTATCTCACGCGCCGTGATCTGCGATCTGTTTGAACTAGCAAGCATTAGAAACAAATCCTCAAAGAACGCCCGACGTATCCGGTCACGAACCTGATCTTGTTTCATTTCCATTTCGTTAATTCTTAAATCAACTTGGTGGGCAGCTCTGAAACCACCAGCCCCTTCGCGAACATCACCGAACGTAATATCACCAGGCAAGATCGACACCTTCTGGTTTCGCATACTTGTCGGCGCCACCATCGGCGGGTTAACCATCTTCTCAACAGCTTGCAGTATCCGACGCTCGCCAGTTTGTAACTGCTTAATATCACCTAACGCCGTCATCGCAGGACAATCTGTACCATATACATCTTCGCCAGTAGTTTCCCAGCGCGGGCACAGAATAGGGAAATAATCGTATCCCTTTTCACTTAAGAATTTCTCTGAATCAAGTCCACCGATATGCTGAACATCAACGCTAGACGACGTGCCTTGTGACCCACGCTCGTAATAACAACTAGAAAATTTCTTATGCTTAGACGCTAACTTATTCGGGTCCCACTCAGGATTAGGGCGAATACAATGAACAACATCCACCCACTGCTCGTAATGGCCACGCTCATACAACGACTTAACAGTCTCGGAAAAATTCGACCAGTCATACTTCCCGTTCACCCTCACACCAAATTGATCGACCACTTGTCTAACCGTCATGCGAAACTCACGCATGAACGTGTTCACTTTCCCCTTATAATCTTTCGCAATCATATACGAACCGACTGGGAATGATTGGCAAGTAAATATGTCCCCGCCGAAATCTTCTTCTATCGCCATCGGTGCCGTACCAAATACACCCAAATCTTTATAAACAATCGGTAGTATATTATAAATGTTCGACCGCAGAAATGACGTCGACATTCTCTGACTTACTAAATACAGCCACTCTTTTACCGGCCCGTACTCGGCCATATCAGGGTCAGGCGTCGTAAGTCTAAACCATGGTCTGGCCGGTGACGTCACACCACTCATCATTCCAGATGACAACGTACGTGCGGCTAACGTCGCAGTAGAATCAATAATTTTCTGATTTCTCTTATCGCCCTTATTCACATCCGACAACGTAAACCGTGATCGCCGCGGCAGAACGTGGTCACTTATATCTCGCCAGTGCTGAATAAAACTTGATCTTTCATTATCAAGTTGTGCTCTAAGTAGTTCTAATTCTTGACGTTTATTTTTATACATCCGGCTAGTTTCCTAAAATTGTTTTTAACCCGCCACCAGTAGCAGACCCGGGCGTCGGCAAACTCACAGGCGCCACCGCACCACCTAATATAGTAGACGCTCTACCTTCACTAGCTGCTTGTCTAGCTACTTGTTGCGACCGTAACGTCGCTTGCTTCTGAGCAAACTCTTTCTTTTTCTTCTGCTCAGCTAACTCACCCATACGTGTGTTTTCAGCCGCCACTTGTTTTTTCTCTTCTGTACGCGCTGCCTTACGTGCGTCGTGCGCTGTCTTGGCTTGCTGCCCTAACATCGCGCCACCTACAATCAGTGCTGTCGTAGTCGCTGCTGCCACTTAAACCCCCAGAACCGTTTTCCCGCCAGTTGGCGTCGCCCCAAATCTAGCCGTCGATTGTTCATCTAAACCAGCTCGGCCACCTAATACAGTCTCACCATCAAACGTCATACGTCGACCGAATCTATCGCGTCGACCTGGATTTTTTTTCTTTCTTAATTCAACAGCGTCTATCGCTCGCTGATTCTGCGCCTGCACAAATTGCTTCTGCGCTTCTCTGGCAGCTAACTGCTCAGGTGTATATCTTACGCCGCCGCCCTTACCCATATCTACACCTCATATACATAACTACGTTCTTGTAGTCTAAACCCACGCTTCAATAACGTCTCTTCACGCACGGGGCTATTGTGCTCTAATACCATCGTCACCCAGTCGGCATTTTCCTTGCCCCAGTTTAGAAATTCAGCAAACAATCTCGAACCCGCTGACGTATTCCTAAACTCTACATCCACCCACCAGAACATCTCGGCAAGTACACGTATCTCGGGATTAAAAAAATGCGGCGTCACAAACCCGGCAATCAATCCAACGATACCATGCTCTGAATGATCTGCAACAAACACTAGATGATTGTCTAATATGGTCTTAACTCCGGCAACTGCATAATCAGGATCCGATGGGTATAACGACCGCTTACTTGTGTAAAACTTCGCAAACGATTCCAACTGCTTAAGTATCCCCGGAATATCTTCTTGTTTACCCCTGCGAACTGTCACCATCTTACCAACCTTACCATCTTACCAACCTTTATCTACTCCACGCCCTTCAGCTAACGGGTCGTATTCATATTTCATCTTCCCGTATCCCAAATCAACACCCGGAATACGCACCTGCCCCGGCATCTCAGGCAGCGCAAACGTCAACGCCAACGCATCAGCCAGGTCAGGCGACCGACCTAAACGATCTTTTATCTGGTCCTTTTCTTCTATCTGAAATTTCCCGTTTTTAAAATAATATGTCGGCACCGTCAGCTCACCCACTAACTCCGGCATCCGTGGCAAACCACCACCGCGCTTAATCCACTCGGCCATTAGAAACCACATCTCCGCTCGCTTGTTCAAATACCGCGAATCAATCGCCTTACCCGCAAACTGCACACCAACTGGACTAGCACCAGATTGTAACAGCGCGTCTATAACACCAGCACCGTACCCGCCTGTATCGTCCACGAATTCCATTTCAGAATCCCATTTAACTTTCGCGGCCATCACCCGTGCTGCTATCTCGTTTGTTCTTGAATTTCTTAACTCCGCAGGGCGAAATGCTTGTAAGCCCTGGCGTGGGAATATAACGGTCTTGTCATCACCGAATCTAGCCACATCCACACCAAGTCTCTTCTGACTGAATTCATATTTATCAATCGTTATATTCCTACCCATGGCCGTTTCTACTTCTTCTATCCCCAGCAGCGTATTCAACCCACTCGGCGGGAACAAACCTAATATCGTCGACATCACCCACGGATTATCACGACCATACTTTTCTATCTGCTCACGCGCATGTTCAACCGCCACCCTTGGTGTACGCCTCGGGTCATCCGGGTCTGCCGTAATCGTAATCACCACATACCCACCAGGATTTGAACACACACTATATAATAACCCCTCAGTCGTCGTCGGGTTACCAGCTTGCATCACTAACCCATCCACCACACCACCCGTGAATATCTGCTCAGCCTTCTGCCCAACCGTTACCGGCATACCGCCCGTCTCATCTAGTAATATAAACGGAAACTGTGAATGTAACCCCGACAGTGACCGACCGATCGCATCTTGATCGGCGTCCCGCGCATACGACCGTGCAGACAAGAACCACGTCGCAGGATGATCGTTCGATACGATCTGCTCTTTATGCCACGTAAACGCACCCATCAGAAATCTCGACCGCTGCTGCCACTTCGATAATTCTGCCCACAAGTTATCTGATAAGTTATCCTTACCCTCACCCGATATCGCCGCACCCTTTGGATGTTCACCCCGCGCACCGAAACACGCAAGCCTATGCCACCCAGCCCACGCAAGCACAGCCGATTTCCCCGGACCCGTACACGCCTTCATCGCTACACGCCGCCGCGGATTCGTGTCCCCACCCAGCGCCCGTAACGTATCTTTCTGCCACTCATCAGGCTCTACGCCGAAATTATCCCGCACAAACGACACAGGATCTCGACGCCAGTTTAGAACCACATCTGCTTCTCTCATCTACCCTGCTTCTCTCATCTACCCAACCACCTTAAACTGCGTAGTGTAACCCGCACCATCTGCCCTGTACGCCGTCACACCATATATATCTGTCGGCTTAATTTTCCACCCAATCCACAACCGGCGCAGCCTACCACCAACATTCATCTGCCAGTACCAACACGAGTACAACCCATGCCAACAAATAAACCACTGCGGCACCCGAGTATCATACCCACGCACACTGTCCGGCGCGTGCAATACCACATCACACGCCAGGTGAAATGAACCTCTTCTCTAACCTCACCATATATACTAGCCTTCTCATACCGCTTGTACGCACCCATGAGAACCGCTACAGGCACTACAACCCAACCAATACAGATCAGCACCACACGAATAACAGCCATCAGCACCCACGACGGGATACTTATAAACATCAACCGTAAGGTGAGACCTATCTCGACCATCACTGCGACAGGTCCTTTAACTTCTTCTTGATATCTTTAATCACCTTGCCGTCCACACCGGACGGCGACTGGACCGACACCGGTACCTTTTTCTTCTTACCACACGCCTGGACTATCCTTACTGGCGGTAGGTCTATCTCAATCTTCTGTGGTCTGCGCATCGCGTCCATTTTAGCCGAGTGTGCTAACGTCTCAATCGTAGCTACACGCGATTCTGAAACCCTGAACATCTCATCAGCCTTGTTCGCGTTCATCTCGACTAGGCGCTCTAGCATCTCAAGCCGTTCAAGTATGCCGTCCAACCTCGCAAGTTTGGCATCCACCGCCGTGACCCGCGCATCAACCGCCGTCAGGTTCGCGGCCAGTTCTGTCGCCTTCTTTAACGCCACCGACCCCGCTTGTGTATCGCGACGTTCAATCATGAACACCACACCCACCATAATCGCAAACGCTAGTATGTATAAAATCATTTTAACCCCCATGTCTTAACCCCCATGTCGTTTCCCCTATTCAACTTCGACCTCAATCGCTTCTATCACCGCAGGCGCGTCAACCAGCACCTCGGTCACATCCCTTATGTCAGACAACGACTTCTTACGCCTGTCAATATGCCACGCCTTTTTAACCGTCGGACCTATGATACCGACCGTCACCGTCTCAGGGCCACCGATCACACCGCCACCCGATGACTTGTTACCTAGCGCATAACACGCATACGAACAGTACGATTGTGTTTGTCGCATCGTCTTAAATGTTCGCATGCACCCTACACACTTATGTGGGTACAGCTCGACTGTGGCCTGACCCACAACTAGATTCGGCTGTTCAAACGCACTAGCACGAGTGATCGAGTACCATGGGTTATGATGCGACGCGAGCGCCTCGCCACCTGGTAGGTTTACGTGCCAACTTTTATTACTGAATTTCCGACTATTGAATTTCCCCGTGCTCAATAAACCCATCCATGTCTACAACCGCACCGCACAGTGGACATCTAACCCACGTCTCATGCCAATGCTTAGTTATTAGATCACATGATAGGTCGTACCCACTGTCAACTAATGACGTCATCAGTTCGTGTTGATCTGTCGTCAAGTCCAATTTCGACGGGGATCTGTTCGGGCTTGGTGGACCCGCTAATCTGCTCAACTGCGACTGTGTCCCCGATCGCGGGGGTTTTGACTTCTCGCTCATACGATAAAAGGATAAGCTCACTTAACGTCAGTTGGCTAGTGTGCTCGACTTGATCTGTTAACAGCTTGTGAAGTTTAGCCAGTTGCTCAAGCGATTTATTCTTGTCCCAGAATTTCACCTTACGTGTGACGCCGATTTGTTGGCGCTCATCGCCCTTACCGTCGAACAGTTCATCAGTCTCGACAGACTGAATAGCCACCGCGATATCGTCGGGCCACTGATCGACTGGTAACAGTTCACCACTTGACCCATACAGCGCACGGATATCGGACGTTGCAAGGGCGTGCATTTCTTGGTGCAGGCGTTCGACTAGCCACTCTTTACGATCGAGTAACGATTGGCTATATCGTTTGTTGCGTTCGGGGTCTTTACGTAACCAGTTGAATATCGCGGATGACGGCACGGCCCACGTTTTAGCTAGACCTATCACGGTGCCGCCGTTTGCGACGTGGCCACAGATCACATCAAGTGAATCGGGTTCACCTAGCAGGCGGTGCAACTTCTCGCGCAGGGGTTCGGTTAGGTGGGTGGGGGTGCGGTCAGTCAGCGGTCTGTCACTCATGCGGGTATGATAACTGGACTATATATATAGAAGTCAACTGTGGGTGTGGTTATCATGTGCCATCGCCGATAGGGTCTGAGGTTTCAAGTCTGGCCGGTGCTGGGGTGGATTCGACGTCTGATTTGTAGTAGTAAATGCATCCACAGGGGAATTTTATCGGTCTTGGACCTACACCACGAATCAACCACCTACATAAAGTCTTTAAAGTAACCAAATAGTAATAAGCCACCTCTTTACTTGTCATATATTTGGGTGTTTTGACATTAGTTACTTGTTGGTGACTATCTCTCATACCATCATATTTAGTATGGGTGTTCTCTAAAGTCAAACATTTCAGCTTCGTGTCCCAATCGCGGACACGTACAGATCGAATATACGCGACTTGAGTCTTCGTGTCCGTGATGCGGACACGAGCCAAATCGAATATATTAGAGATGGCTTCGTGTCCGTGATGCGGACACATAGACCCCTTCGTGTCCAGAAATTGGACACGAGCGCCAAATCGAATATAACCACAATACAGGCGCTTGTAACTCTTTGTTGCCTGAAAAACATCAATTTCTATAAACTTATATATAACGAATACGACCTATATAAGGGTGTTCTCTTTTAGTGAACACCTATCTTTTAAAATATACTTTACATATTAAAAGTTACATAAGTTACATAAGATACCACAGTGAAATGATTAAAGAATAATATAACTCGTGTGACTTAACTGGACCCCAAATCTAATATATTCGTTCCTGTGGTTAAAATTAGGGTTACAGCGTATAAAAGGGGTTAGAACGTCTCAAATTGGGTCAGTTTATAAAAATAGTTAAAGTATGGTTGACATTTGCACGACAAGTAGTTATAGTAGTTATTAAGAGGTGCAGATATGAAAACAATAATTGTGATGTTAGCGATGTTGATGGCGGTCCAGGTCCAGGCCGGTGAATCGACCGTGATTTACACCGCGCCGTGGTGTGGACCTTGTCAACCTGTGGTGCGTGCGAATCCCGGTGCCGTGCTGGTGAACGTCGATAAGTTATCGGACGCCGAATTGAAGCGGTTGGATGTTGTTAGGATACCAAAAATTGTAGTTGTAAAAAAATAAATTTAACCGACCCCCCTGTGGGTCAGAATAGGTGGATATATGGGAAAAAAAGTGAAGGTTAAAAAAGAGAAAATTAAAAAATCAGTTAAATTGTTGGCGAAAATTGTTGGCATGACCACAGAAGAAGTGACCGCAGCGCTAGATAGTGGTGATTATTCACTATTGACAGATTCAGAAGCCGATGCGCGCACGCGTGAACATATACTAGACAGCGTTTGGGCGTTTAAGGCGTCGTTTATCGCGGCCCATGCCCGTGACGGTGTGACCGAAGAAGTTATTCAGTCGATTCAAGCTAACGACAAGTGCGAATCGAATAACCCGGTCATACTGGCACTAATTAAAGACGTCGATGCGTTTGTTGACGACGCGATCAGATCAGACGGTCGCGGCCAGTTCTTGTCTAGTTACGATGGCGAAGAAATCGAAATAGTGTCAAGAACTAAGTCCGGCAAAAACTTATACATGTACGCATACAGACATAACTAATAACTGATTGGAGAAATTTATGAAATTCCTAGTAAGTAGAACATACAGTGAGACGACACCCGAAAGTGCAACTGAAGGTGATTTTAGTGACACAGGTTACGTACATGAGGCGGAAGAGTACACGCTGCGTGAACTAATCGACTTGATTAAACGTGACGGGTTTTACCGTGAGGGGGGCACGCGCTGGTTGACTAATGGGTGGTCAACTGAATGCTACAGAACTGGTACCGAGCGTGAAGAAAACTTACACATAAAAATGAAGGGGGAATAAATGAAACGCTCAAGAACTACCGGCCAATTTACTAAGCCACTCTTTGAACTATACTTACACGACTTGGGTAATCTAGCAGTTCAATTGATTACATGCTCAGAAGATAAATCAGAGCTTGACCGTCAAGCTGAATCAATGAATCAGCTATTCATGTTGGCAGGTTGTGGTGACACGTTCAAGGCCGAGGTGTATGAATCAAACGAAACGAAGGGGGAATAAATGACACCAATTAACATACCCATCAAAAAAACCAAGGACGTACAAATCTCAGTCCGGGTGGATAAGGACACGGTCGAACAGTTGCGGTTGAGGCATGTAAACATAGCCGAGATTGTGCGCCAGGCTTTAGAATCGGCCCTGAGCGCCGCGTTAAAGTCCGAACGCAGTAAAAGATAGCCCCCCAGGGTTAGTCCGTTCGCTGGCGGCCCTGCCAGTGGCCTGAATACAGGCCCCCGATTTCCAGGGGGTCCCGATTAAACCCCGATTTCCGAGGCCCCAGTTTAGGCGGGGCCTTTTTCATTTGTGGTCTGTCGTGAATTTCCGGCGCCAAATTTAGGCGTGCCGATTGTCGCCAGAAATTTGCAGAATCTAGCCGGTATCAAGAATCGTAACGCCCTCAAATCGTAACGCAT